GCTCCATTCATCCCTACGGCGGAGGTGAGACGCGCTGCTGATGAATACAAGGTATTGCTTATGCAAAACCCCAATAATTCATTGAAGCGCGTGCTCACTTATGAGGAAGCGATTTCAGGTAATACCCTGAGTACGTTTATCTCAGGGATCTCACGATCCACATCTCCTGGTTATCCGTGGGGCTTTGAGAAAGCACCGGGTAAACCAGGTAAAACGACATGGTTTGGTTGTGACGACTACACTTACGATGAAGGAGTCAAAATCCGTGTCGAAGAGATGGCCGCATTAGCAAAACAAGGAATTCGCGTCCCGTACATCTGGACGGATACCTTGAAAGACGAGAGACGCAGCTTCAAGAAAGTTGATAATCTCGAAACCCGAGTGTTCTCATCGGGTCCCATGGATTACCTTGTGTTATTCAGAATGTATTTCCTTGGGTTCATGGCTAATGTTATGGAGAACAGAATTGATAATGAACAGTCAATTGGCACAAATCCTTTCTCTCGAGATTGGATGCGTACTGCCAAGAAACTGAAGAAATTTGGTAAAGCAGTTTTCGCTGGTGATTTCTCTAAGTTCGATGGAACATTGAATTCTTGCATCATGCACGCCTTCGTTGATATAATCAACGAATGGTATGATGATGGCCCGGAGAACGCGCTTCTGCGCCATACTCTATTTCTGGATATTTTCAATTCTATCCATTTGTGTGGTGACCAGTTTTATGGTTGCACACACTCCCAACCTAGTGGTAATCCGATTACCACGATCTTGAACTCGTTCTACAACTCAGTATCAATGCGTATTGCCTTTTATAGGTGTATGCGCGCTGCTGGTTTGTCAGGATTTGAGTTCAAGGATTACGTCTCGATGGTATCATACGGTGACGACAACGTGATTAATTTCGCCATGTCTATTGCAGACTGGTTTAATCAAAACACTGTGTCGAAAGCTTATGCTACTTTCGGGATGATTTACACTGACGAAAATAAGTCTGGCAATATGCAAGATTATAAGACGCTCAGTGAAGTTGGATATCTCAAACGAGCCTTTCGTGAGGATGGAGCCATTTGGTTCGCTCCCCTCGATTTGGGCACGTGTCTTGAGATGTGCAACTGGATTCGTGATTGTCCAAATCACGAAGCCGCAACCTGCGATAATATTGAAGCTGCGTGCAGAGAACTCTCTGTCCACAGCGAATCTGTGTTTGATGAATGGGTCCCCAAGTTAACCAAAGCGTTTTACTCAAAGACCGGTATCTACCCAGACGTCAAGTCCTACTCCACCTACCTGGAGGACAGACTTGCCGAATATTAGACCAACAATTTATGTGTTGAAGTAGACCACTTCAACCTCGTTTCTACTACACTGTAGCCATTGTTGGTTTGCAGTAATTTCTTTTCCCACTGGGTTTTTAGAAACTTAGTAGTAGAAAATATAGCTCTAGAACTGGCGTGCGACACCGACCAGTTTGTTATATGCATCAGTGCACTTGAGTAATCAAGCACACGGCATATATCGCACTGGTCAAAGTCCCGCGCAACTCATGAAATAGAGCGGTAGGTATGTCCTAGAAATAGAGTAAACGGATGGTTCATAGCCGGCTGATAAGATCACCACACTAGT